CTCGCCGTAGAAAATAATCGTTTAGCTTGATAAATGATCCAGTGCTGATAACAATACGAGCTCTTGATCCGTTAACTTTTGAAATATGAGTGTTTTATCCATTGATATTTGAAAATGCCGTGTGCTAAACCCAAAGTTTTTACAGATACAGAACACGCCGTTGTCTGTTATTTTCATCTCGCAGAACAGCGCGCCTTTGGACAATACTATATTCTCGGGGTCATCAATCGGTATCCATCTAATGCATGCCCCGTATTTTAGTTCGTTCATTTCATCCACATATTTGTATGCCTTTAATTTCTCAAATAGTTCGAGAGTATCGGCCTTTGAAAGATGTAGCTCCTTCAACACCTTTAGGGTCATCTCCTTTATTTTTTTTGTAGTGAAATTTAGCAGCGTTTCATTAGTGTCATCATCAAGTGCCTTTAATAATTTGTTAACGTCCATATATAACTATATGTTGAATTATATTTATATATTTAAGTGTTTATGTTTAGAGTTTTAGGTTTATTTTTGCGCGCATGCGTTTACCAAGAGCTGCCAAAAGAACCTCCGCCTCCTAAGAATTCGCTTGCCGCCATCGGCTCGCCAAACGATTCACGGCTAATACCCGGTGTTGCCGCACCAACTAACGGCGTAGTATCTTGCTTATACATTGCGTCATAGTTTGGCAACTGCTGAGGCTGCATTTGGCTGCTTGAGTCATTTGTCGGGAGTGAACTAATGGCAGTTCCATCAGTGTAGAGGGATTGTGTCATGGCAGGATTATTCATCGGTTGCCCAGTGACCTGTCCAGAAATTGGCTGAGACACCTTAACCGTGTTCTTTCCATTCTTCTTCTTGGTATCTGATTTGCCATCCCACAACTCCATTGCGCGGTCCACCAAAACGCTCACCTTCTCACCCAGCTTTGTCTGCAAGCTCATTGTAATCATCAAAACGGCTAAAACAATGTACACAATGTGGAATTCAGGGTACTTTGTTTCACTGTATGTCGGAATAAATGTAATAATTCGGTGAATAATCAACAAGCCCATAAATGTAACTATGACTTGAATAATTATTTCAGCCGAAAGTTCCAAACTGCCCTTTCGGTCGTCGGATTCGGGTACGTACTTGCCGATTGTTTTATTCAGGATTACCACCGGAATAATCGCAATTAATGCGTATTGAATTATATTTAATATGTCTGTCTTTGAGTCGTCGTCAAAATTGAAAACGTGTCTAAAGAAGTTTTTATTGGTGTCGGTTGAATTATCCATATTCCTATAGGGTATATTTAGAAATTAAAATTCAGAAATCCAGGTTAAAGTATTTAAAGCTACCCTAAATATTATTATTATGGAATTTAGTGATAGAGTTTCTGATAACATTTTTCGTAGTGCCGCAGGGCGCGAGGAACAACAATACCTAAATACTATTGAAAATATTATTGAAAATGGTACGTGGGAAGAAGGACGAAACGGCAAGACTAAAAGTATTTTTGGTTCGTCTATGCGTTTCTCTCTTAGGGATGGAAAGATTCCAATTCTTACCACAAAGAAGACTGCATGGAAGACTTGTTTGAAGGAACTTTTATGGTTTATTCGAGGTGAAACTGATAACAAAATTCTAAAGAAACAGGGTGTCCATATTTGGGATGCTAATGGTTCACGAGAGTTTTTAGATAGTAGAGGGCTAAATACGTATCCTGAAGATATGCTTGGCCCGATTTATGGTTATCAATGGCGCCACTACAACGCAAATTATAATTGTTTCACTGGAAAACGGCTGTTTAATGAAAATGATCCAGATATATTTTCAAATAGAAAAGAGGTCACTGGAATCGACCAGCTGCAACAAATTATTGATGCCCTGAAGGACCCTGTCCAACGTATGAGTCGTCGCTTGATAATGTCGGCATGGAATCCTGGTCAGCTTAACGAAATGGCGCTTCCACCCTGCCATGTTATGTGCCAATTTAACGTCCACGATGGTAACAAATTATCGTGTGCTCTTTATCAGAGATCGTGTGATTTCCCAATTGGTATTCCGCTGAATATTGCTTCATATAGTTTTTTAACTCATTTAATCGCCAAACACTGCGGATTGGAGGCCCATGAATTTGTTCATTTTGGTGGGAATTGTCATATTTACGAGGAACACATTGAACCTATCAAAGAACAATTAGAGAGAGAACCATATCCATTCCCGACCGTCTCTATTAAACAGGTCAGAGAGAATATTAATGATTATCAGGTTGAAGATTTTGAAATTCATAATTATATCAGCCACGAGGCAATTAAAATGAAAATGGTGGCTTAGACCCGCCGCCTTTAGGAATGTGGATTGTTGCGTAAGTAATTTAAAAACAACTTGTTTATTATTATTATTATGAGTTCACGTTCACTTGCCGCCGCTAGAGCTAAAAGAGCCGGAGAATCTGCTCCTCCTGTATCAGGAACCCGTCCTGGAACATCTATCGGGTCACATGCTGCATTTGCCCCACCTGGGTATCAACAGCCTCCGCCGAATGTGCGCGCGGGGCGCGGTCCTCCACCCAACCAGCCAGGTAAGCAACCTGTGCAACAAATGCAGCAACCGCAAAAACCAACACAGTCTGCTTCAAATGGAGTCCCGTTCACCAAGTTGAGCATTTCTGATGCAATTGGGCTAATCACACTGCGTCTCGGGAAGATTGAACAATGGGTTTATGAGGCAGAACACGAAGGGATGATGAACGGTGGAGGTCACTCTTCGGAAGGATCAAATATACCAGAGAATTCAAGAGTTATTGATTTGAGTGTCTTAACAAGCATTATCAACAGACTCGACTCGCTGGAGAAAACCGCGCCTACGACCATGTCAGGAGGTGCAACAAGCGAGGAAATCACCAAGTTGTCCGCAGAAGTAACTAAACTTACTGAACAGGTTACCCGGTTTAGCGAGGAAGGTACGAGACACAATCTTGCTATAGCGAAACACGCCGAGCAAATATTCAAGTTTGACAGAGACCTTGTTGAGACCAAAGACCTTCTGAAAACATTTATGCTCAAGTACGATTCCTTCGTATCCGAGACAAATGAGCGGTTTGGAGATTTCGAGCTTGCCTTAACAGAGGTCGAAAAAAGCGTGAACGCTTCAGGCGAAGCATCTGATCAAGTTGTTGCTGAGGGGCAAGTCGCTGAGACCGAGGGTGCGGGCGAGGTTGAGGGCGCAGATCTAAAGTCACTCGTGAAGCGCGAATTGGCCGCCGGCGGAAATTTAGATTAAGCGCGTAAATATATTAAATATAATTATGGCATTATATTTACTATGAATATCCAAATCAGCGACAAAAAAAAGAAGGATGTATTCGTCTCTGTGTTCCAGGTGCTTAAAAACTGCACCAATTTAATTTGTGCACACTTTGAAGACAGTCGTCTACATATTCAGGGGATGGATAAGTCCCACATATGTTTGTTCGATATAAAATTAGATAAAACCTGGTTCGCGAAGTATGACGTCTCTAAGGGAATGCGCATCTGCTTTGACACGAACGTGTTTCACTCTATAATTAGCACAAAGGGAGAGAATCAAGACCTCATTATTACAATGGAGGATGCAGGTCAGGAGACACTGCATATCAAATTTGACTCTCCGGATGCGAAGAAGGGCGATTTTAAAAAGTCATTCAAAATGCCTCTCGCCGACTATGATTACGACGAAATGCATATCCCGGAAGTTGATTATGATGCCGAATTCTCTTTATCGTCTAAACAAATATCTGAAATGTTCTCGCAAATGAGCAACTTTGGCAGCGATATTATAATTAAATGTTCTGAAGAGGATATTAGTTTGAATACAAATGGAGTCACAGGTGAAATGCGTGTAGATATACCGATTGACGACCTAACCAGTTATAGTATTGTAGAGGGGGCAGAAATAAAGCTCACTTATAGTCTTGCATATATGAACAAAATGTGTATCACAAATAAACTGTCAACAGACATTGACTTTTCATTGAGTAATGATCGCCCCATGAAGATTGAATATAGTTTAGGAGAGGACAGTTCGATGGTCTTTTTTATCGCGCCCAAGTTGGAAGATTAGTCTGTCTACTTCGTTATAGTTGGCAAAAATTAGTATTATTTTTATGTAAGACTCATTCATGGAAATAATAATTGGAATTCTTATATTTTGTCTTGTTTTATTCATTTACTTACACATTCAATTTCATCTAAAGACTGGCGAAGATTTAGAAATGTACGAGATTGAGCAGCCGTCAAAGGACAAGCTTGAGGAGATTTGTGATTTACGACAGCCAGTGTTGTTTGACTTTGACTCGCAAAAAATTGCGGAATCCTCTAACAAAACCTACCTTGCAAATAACTATCACGCATTCGAGTTCAAAATTAGGAACATTAAAGAAACGGATACCAACGCGGAATTATATGTTCCGTTGCCCGTCCATGCAGCGATGAAACTCTTTGCAGAAGACAAGGCCTCTACCTATTTTTCTGAAAATAATCGCGACTTCCTTGAGGAAACTGGTGTTATTAAGAACCTGAAGTATAATGACGAGTTTTTGCGACCATACATGGTATCAAATTGTAACTACGATATTATGATGGGCAGCACAGGAACATGCACCCCACTTAGATACGAAATAAATTATCGCAACTTTCTGCTTTTAACCGAGGGCAGCGCACAAATCAAGCTGACGCCGCCACACAGCGCAAAATATTTGTACCCGATTTACGACTATGAGAACTTTGAGTTTAAATCGCCGGTTGATCCGTGGTCACCTCAGCCTAAATATAAGGCGGACTTTGACAAGCTCAAGTGTTTGGAATTCACACTGGTCCCGGGTAAAACGTTGTTTATTCCTGCGTATTGGTGGTATAGTATTAAATTTAGCAACAACACCAGTATTTCGTGCTTTAATTATAGAACTTATATGAATAACATTGCGGTCGCCCCGTATATTGGCATGCACGCCCTACAAATCCAAAATGTAAAGCGCAATGTTGTTAAAAAGGTCAGTGTCGACGACATAAATGATGAAATTATGCGTCCGCAAGCATCTGTCGAGACACATACTGTACAACAAGAGGCGCATATGTCCAACGAAAGTACAAATATAAATAATTTGCCCATCCAAACAGAATAGATGGTATGCGATTCGGTAGAATGCAATAATAATAATTTAGTAATTTAACAAGTATAGTTATGACAACAATTCATTACATGTCCTTGGGATACGATTGTTCACCCGCTGCGGCGTTAAGGGCATTAAATCTTAGAGACGAAGCACTACCATTTGATTGGGTCGTATCTAATCTAAAAATTATACATGACTGTATAGAAGATAATTTCGCGAATTACCATCGCCAGCTTCAATTTAACGCGTCGCGTAGCCGATTGGTAGATAAATATGGTTTCCAATTTCCACATGATTACCCCTTTAATGACAATATATATGAGAATGCACATTTAGGCGAGGGTGTATTTGGAGAGGAAGTTCAAAAAAAAATAATAGATAATTGGGCGAACTATCACTCATTGGTTTTAGAAAAATATGCGCGGAGAATAGAGCGTCTATATAACTACTTGCGCGATGACAAACCTATTATTGTTTTATGCAGAGGATATGGTGTTCAATCAATAATGGAATTTATAAATTATATAGGGACTAAATTTGATAAAAGCAATATTTATTTTGTAGTGTCTGCTAAGTATAAATATATTAGCAAACAAATTATTACCTGCGATACCGAGGCAA